AGTTTCCTTGCGGTCCACTGAACCGTCCAGGCCGATGATGTCATCATTGACCGTCCTGTTCATGGGCACCTCAATGCCGCCGGTCAGCGATAGCTGCTGACCGTCAATTTTGAAATAACAGGTTCCCCCGATACGGGCCATTATGCAGACTCCTCTGAATACTGAAGACGGAACTGGTTAACCACGGCAAAAACACGCAACTGGTTAACATAGTCAGGCGGGAACAGCGTGTTCAGGCGGTTCGGATCGCTGGCATCACGCTCCACAACCAGGTACTGCTTAAACAGTTCGTAGTTTTCCACGATCCCCGCACGCTCAAGCTGACGGTAGGTTGCCAGCAGTTCCCCTTTGATTACCGCCGGGGTGACAATCGCCTGACCGGGACCAAAGCGGGTACCGTCGCTGGCAAGCTTGTGACGCCCGTACTTACTGGTAATGACGGATTTCAGTTTGCGCAGTACATACGCACTGGTATGCAGCGTCTCGCTGTCGAGGTAGCTGTTATCCGCAACCCCGTAAGCATTTTTCCTGTACGTGGTGACATCACGCTGAATGCGCAGCACCCCGCTTTCGACATACGCCGTTGCCACGCCATGAGACAGCAGGGTCTGCTGCTCGGTCATCGTGAACCGTTTCCCCTTCGGCGCAGGCAGCATACCCACCAGCTCACCGGTCTGCGTGGGACGTGCCGGATCGTTGCGGATAAACACCGCTGCGCGGGCGGTACGGCTTGCCGCCAGCTCGTCGGCAGGCGTCTGGGTGTCTTTTTCGTACCCCGCCAGGGTAATGTGCTGCTGGTTAAACTGGTCACCTGCGGTCACCAGTTCTGACAGCGTGCCGGTCTTTGCCGTATACACATGACCATACAGCTGACGCGCATAGCTCCAGCGACCGCTGGTATCGTTCATCTCGGTCACCAGCGTGTTAACGGAGGCCGTGTCGTTGAACGGCAGGCCAATATAATCAAACGGCTCATCCGCCATTGCAGCCACCGCGCCGGTGAGAACCGGAGCACCCGTTCCGGCGGTACCCGTCGCCACGGCAATCTGTACGCCCGCTGGCAGCACTTCGCCCCCACCAAAGCCGTAGTAATTGAGGCTGACAGGAATTTCATTCCCGCAAAGCCCCTTATGACGCGCGGTCAGTGTGACCACGCCTGCCGAAGATGAAGCCGTAAACGGCAGGGTCGGAACGGCATTGATGGCATCCTGGATACTGCTGGCAATCATCGTGACGTTATCGCCGTTAGTCACCGGTGCCTGCACGCGGGTACGTCCCACATACACATTCACCGTGCCGGTTTCGGTTGCCGCCCCGGTCACCGTCAGCGTAACCGTTGCCGCCGCGCCTGTGGATTCAGGAACGGCAATCACATACAGCTCGCCAAACGGGTCAGTCTGGCGATAAGCCTCGACCATACGCGCCAGCTGACTTCCCGCACCACAAATCTGGCGTGCATAGTCTGCCGACGGCATCAGTACCAGACTGTTGGCAACAATCTCTGCACCGTTATTGGCATGACCAATCAGCAGCGATGCTCCGCTGTCCTGTGCAGTATTCGCCGCCTGGTTATCCATTTCCGCATAAAACAACGGAACCAGCGTATTCGACGGAATGGTGTTAAAGCTTATCGTCATCGGTATTCACCTTTTTATTCACGCGCCGGATATCACCAGCTGCTTCACGGCGCAGCCAGTAGTTGTTCTCGTCAACATTTCGCCCTTCGGCGGGCAAAAGGTCGCCGCGGGCAGGATCAGGAACTGACCGCCCTTTAACAGGTTTGACAAACATGAGGATCCTCAGGAAGGAAGAGTTATTTCGGTGTGATGTTCGATATCGCCGTCAGGCCCGTTACCGGGCTCGAGATAATCAACATCAATCGCCAGCGTTTGCAGTTCATCCAGACTGTTCAGATCATCCTGCTGGCGGGTATCGTCTTCAGTCAGCTCGCTGATGACCGAAAAATCGAACTGATAAATCAGCTCATGACGATTCAGATCCAGCAGCGTGCCGCCGTCATAGGTAATCGGGTTACCGCACGCCTCCGGGTTCCAGCCCAGCAGAGCCTTAAAGAGCATCTGCCGGACATCGTCCACCACATCATACGAGGCAAACTGACCGCGCTCATCACGCCCGTTACTCAGTATGACAACCACGGAGAAACCCTCTTTCAGCTCCTGCCAGTAGTCGGTCTGGCTTTTGTTTTCTCCCGGAGAATCATCACCCGGTACCACATATGCCGCCGGGAGCTTCAGCTTTCCGACCTCCGGCAGATTTTTGAACTGGGCCGCGCCTGCAACCCGGTTTTCAAAATACGGACAGCGGGCACGCAGTGCAGCAATAACAGGCGTCAGTTTCATCTGTGTCGTCGCTCCGGCTTCAGTGATTTACGCAATTCCCGCGCCAGAAAATAGCGTGTCCAGCTGCGGTTCTTTTCAAGCGTTTCCACCATGAAGTTATTACGTGGAGCAAGTCGCCAGCCGCTGCCACCGGATGCACCACGATGATGGCTGCGACGACGCTTTTCCCCTCGCCTCACGCCATAGAACAAAAAAGCCGGATAAAAATCACCGGTGATACGGCGGTTTCCCTCTCCATTACGCTGGTTAGGGGCTATACGTGCCATAAAACCAGGGCGATGTTTACTGGCTCTGGGTACCATGTAACCAATCGAACGAGCCAGGCGTCCGGTCTGATAACCGGGGTTTTCACCCGGTGCCGACCGCGCACGGCGCATCACCAGCCGACGGGCATCACGCATATGACGCTGACCAATCGTGACAAACGCCCGCCGGACACGGGCGCGGTTAAAGCGCATCTCCGCGGGCTGCTGAAAATCAACGTGCAAAAAGGAAGTCGTCATTGTTGCCTCCGTGACTCTGCCTACATTCGCCCAGCTCCGTACACTCCAGCAGCAGAAAGCGCCGCGCCCCGTTCAGATCGCGCTGACGTTTCACCCGGTACACACTGTCACCGCAGACCACCTCATAATCAGCGGTGATCCCCCGGCGGTAACGAATGGTGATGTAATGGGTGATGGCGTCCCCGGTCTGCGCGGTTTCCTGCCAGGTGGTGGCACTGGTCTGGATAACCTTCGCCCATGTCCGGAACGTAACCGGGTATTGAGGCTCCACGCCAAAGTTATCCGCGGGCATATCCACCCGCAGGCGGATCAGGACGCGTTTATTCAGTTCACCGGGGTCCGGCAGAATGTAGGTTGCGCTGGTCTGCGCCTGACGAATTTTCATTGCGGAAAGTACCTGTACGGGCCGACAAGCCAGCCAAAACTCTGCGGCATGTCGAGTTTCTCCACTTCCGTAACCGACGAGCGGTTTTCGTAAAAATGGCTGATAAGCATCAGCATCCCCAGACGAATATCATCCGGCAGGTGCAGCCCGTCCGGATCGCTGTCCGGAATGGTTTCATCCGGTGCATAGAGCTTCCGGTTCAGATACGTTTCCGTCCGCTTTTGTGCCGCACATGCCAGCAGTTGCAGATGGCGGTCATCAGTATCGAAATCCTCATCCAGCCGGAGTTGGGCTTTAATCTCTTCCATTGTCAGAAGCATACTCAGCCCTCTTTACTGGTCGTGGCTTTTTCTCTTTTGCCGCTTTACTGCTTTTTGCACTGATTCCGCGCTCTGCTAACCCGGCCTGAAGTGCAATCTCCTGCACCCGGGCAGGAAGCGCCCCGTCGTCATACTCACCGGCCTGAATGACCTCAACACGCATACCGTCCGGTGACCATTTCAGATCTTGTTTCAGGATCATGATTCTTCACCCGTCAGAACAGGGGGCGCGGTTCCGCGCCCCTGAGTGATTACGCCGCTGCAATCTTCAGCAGTTTGATGGCCTGCGAATCGACCAGCATCCCGCCGGTGCGCTTGGTGGTATAAAAACCGACAAACGGTTTATTGGTGTACGGGTCACGCAGAATGCGGGTGCCGATACGGTCAACGATGGTGTAACCCCGTTTGAAGTTACCAAATGCAATGGCTTTCGCATCAGCGGCGATATCCGGCATCTGTTCGTTTTCAGCGATACCGTAACCCGCCAGAGAGGACGGCTGCCCCAGTTCCAGCCCCGGACGCCACAGATAGTTACCCTCGGTGTCTTTCAGCAGACGGATGGCAAACAGGCTGTTGTTGTTCATCATGAACTTCGCGCCAGTGCGGTGTGCCTTACGCAGCGTGTAAATCAGTTTGATAATGGCGTCTGCGGTCACCGCGGTCGCTTCGCCGGATACAATATGCTGAAGTTTGCCGAACGCCCGGACCTTGTCGGTTTCATCAGTGGATTCATACGCCAGGAACCCTTTCGGCTTCTTGGTGCCATCGCCTGAGGTAAAGGCAATTTCTTCCTGTTCGGCAAATTCGGTTGCCAGCTCGCTGTTGATCCAGGCCTCCACGTTGAAGAAGGCATCGTCCAGCATTTTCTGGGTGGCCTGCGGGTTGCCGTAGATTTCCCCCATGAGAGGTTCAATCAGCTCCAGTCTGGAGGTGGCAGTCTGGGATCGCGTATCCGTTTCCCCCACCCATCCGGAAGCCGTGCCGCCCAGATTCACCAGTTTTTTGTAGTCGGAACCGCCAACGGTGATCACCGTGGCTTCCTGGCGCATCACCACTTCATCTTTCAGCAGGGTGAGAATGTTGCGATCCAGCGCTTCCGGCACGGCATAGCCACCGTCTTCATCGGTGCCCACCTGCAATGCCTTACGCTCCAGATCGCGCAGACCATCTTCACGGCCTTTACGCAAAAAGCCCACAAACGCTTCTTTATGCTCGGTGGCCAGTTTATTTTGCGCGCCACCTGCCGGACGTTTCAGCTCAAGCAGCTCTTTTTCAAGATCGCTTTTGAGATTTTCCAGCTCGCTGAGTTTCCCGTTCAGAGTTTCCACCTGCCCGGCAAGCTTGCCTTTTTCCTGCTCAATCGCATCCACGCGCTTGTCGTTCTTTGCTTTGAAGTCGTCAAACTTCTGCTGCAGCTCCTGCGCGACCTGTTCGACATCTTTAATATCTACCGCCATCGTATTTCTCCTGATTAGAAGTTCAGATTTTTCAGTGCATTCAGTGCAGAGCCCACATCCTCAGCGTCGCGCAGGGACAGTGCGCTATAGCCCCCGGCCATGAATGCTTTGGCCTGGGTACGGGAGAGTCCGACATCACGCAGGACTCTTTCGATTTTTTTCTGTTCGGGGATTTCCCCGCGGGCCAGCGCGTTCTTGACGTCGCTGATCCGCGCCTCGTCGTTAGACGGAAACGTCACCAGACTGACTTCCCAGAGGTCGATTTCTTTCAGCAGAAAGGCTTCTTTCGTCCGGTCGTATTCCCAGTCCTTCAGGACGTACCCAATAGAAAGGCCGGTTAACGAACCGGCCTTCATGTGTGCATGTGCGCGTTTTGCCAGGGGATCATCATCAATGAGCAACCGCCCCCTGACGTAAAGCCCGACATCGTCTTCCTTCATTTCGGTGTAAACACCGATGGGCTCATCCATGCGGTGCTGCCAGAGCAGCGCAGGTAACGCTTTTCTGTCACTCCACGCCCGCAGGGACGCAGCAAATGCCCCGGACATCACCACATCATCGTGGCTGTCCTTTACACCAAAGACGGAGCCATATCCTTCAAACTCACCGGAGTCACTGACAGATTTCAGACTCAGCGGTACATCAAGACGTTGTTTCGTCTGCATTGGCGTTATCCTTCTGCTTACCGGCTTTACTGCCATCGGAGGGTTTCGTGGTCATGTTCATCGGTGTGAGATAGACATCACCACCGGGACGCGGATTCATATCTTCCAGGTCGCGGCAGTCATTGGGAGAGTAAATTCCCCAGTTAATCCCGGTGGCGTAGGCTTCAAAACGGGACTTCATATCCCCGCGCAGTAACGCCCCGGCGTTAAATTTGGCGTAATAAACACCCTGCTTACTTTTTCGTACCAGTCCGGTGTTGATCCGCTGCTCAATGCGGGTCAGATACGGCACCAGTGAATAGTTGATAAATCCGAGCCCCAGCTCTTCGATATTGTTGAAGGTGGCGCGATCGGTGTTCTGCACCATGTGCAATGGCACACGGAACAGACGACAAATTTCTTCAAGCTGAAACTTGCGGGTTTCCAGGAACTGGCTGTCCTCTGCGTTCAACGCCATCGACTTCCAGTCCAGCCCCATCTCAAGGATCATCGGGCGGTGAGCATTGCCAAGCCCGGTGTGACGCTCCTCAAAATCTTTCTTCAGGCGCTCATAAGCCTGATCCGACAGCGTCTGCTCTGTACGCAAAACACCCGATGTCACCGCGCCATTGCTGAACAGTCTGGCCCCGTGCTCTTCGGTCGCTGCCGCCAGCGATATTGCCTCGCGGGCATAGGCGATGGGATTCAGCCCCACCAGTCCGTCCAGCGTCAGCGTACGCACATGCCAGATATCCTCCTGGCTCAGTACATCCGTGGAGCCATCCGGGAATGTGACCTGATAGACCGGTTCCCAGCTACTGTTAAGCTTCGGTACCACACTGCCGGGATCGACGGGCAGCAGTTCAGCCACTTCGCCAAATGCTTTCACTTTGTAGGCGTAAAAGTTTCCCCTCAGGCACAGACAGGTGACCACCAGCTCCCAGAACTCCTGCGGCGTCATATAGCCATTGGGATGCGTGGAGATCAGTTTATGCAGACGTTCGCCGGTGGCTCTCTGCTTCAGGCTGCCGTTCAGGTGATACAGATTGCAGGGCAACATCCCGACCGACTCTGCCAGCACTCTGACGCAGGAAAAAACCGCCGTCAGTCGCATGGCCCGCTGACTGCTGATCTGCTTTCCGGTATAGGTGTCATACGACAGCCCGATGGCATCCGCCAGCTCTGCTGGCGTGGTCACCGGTGCGTCACTTTTTCGTTGAAATAATCCCGAAAAGAACACTATTTACCTCCGCCGACAGACGACTGTGTACGGTCGAGATATCGCGCCACCAGCCACGACCAGAACAGGCACAGCGCCCCGGCAACAACAAAACCCGCCGGGGGATAAATCAGCCAGGCACCATACGCCAGCAAAAGCGCACCCAGCACGCCCACCAGAGGCGCGAGAATCAGCATGATCATAATTACCTCAGTTAAAGCGAGCGGATCCCATAGGACTCAATGTGGTCAGACAGCGTGTCTTCTTTCTCGTACAGCATGGCTCTGCCAACCGCCATAATCAGCGCAACTGCACCATCGATTTTGTTTTCCGCCTGCTCTTTGACGGGCTTCACTAAATCATCGTTACCTGGCATGTTTTTGCCGACCACATTGCCGATACACCAGGTCATGATGGGATTGCCGTCATGATGAAAGCGTCCCGATTCAATCGCTGCCTCCAGCTCTTTCATCGGGTCGGACATATTGGCGAAGTTCTGGACGATAGTAACGGGATTCAGGTCTTCATCAGCAAGGTCATGTGACAGCCCGGTCGCTCCAAAAGGGTCGATGGGTGACTCACTGACCGGGCTGATTTTGTTCGCCGCTTTGGCCTCTTCGAGGATGTAGCGATAATCCACCTCTGCACCATCGGTAACGGTCAGAACGCCCATTTCCACCCATTTCTGAAAGCGTTCGGCTGTCCGGCGATCTTCATTTTTCTCGACGCTGTACACCGTGTCATACGGTACCCAGAAACGCGGGGCCACACTGTAGTAATGCGTTTTACCGTCAATCTCGCGGGTATAAAGTCGCGCCATGCTGTTCATATCCAGCTTACGCGCCAGGTCAAAGGCCAGAATGCACGGCTGCCCCTCGAACTGCTCAAGAGTCAGTGATTTATCCTCGCAGCTCTGCCAGCTCACCAGGTTGAAATACGCCGAACGCGCCGACACCCAGATATTGAGGTGTTTTGTTTTAAAGACGTTTGCCAGACGGGCATTATTTTTCGCACGCTGCTGCTGACTTAACAAAAATTCGCGATAAACCGACACGCCAATATTTGGATTGGCTTTTTCCAGCACCTGCGGGTCGGTCCAGTCGTCACCTTCATCAACGGTATAGATGATCCCGAACAGTTCATCGTTAGGCACCGAGCCGTTGAGCATCTCGATGACTTCCCGCCGTTTGTCGTAGCACGGCCCCTCAATGTTGTACCCGGCGGTGGTGATGGCCCACATCAGTGGCTGACGTCGCGCCCCCATCCCGGTAAGCATTGTGGTATAAAGCGCATCGGTGGCATGCTCGTGATATTCATCCACCACGGCACAGTGGGGTGATGAACCATCACCTGGGTTGCCGATCAGCGGTTCAAAACGCGCACCATCCTCCGGACGGTTCATGTTTGAGGCGTTAACCTCAATCCCGAACGCTTCTGTCAGCATGGGTGTGCGTTTACACATCAGTCGCGCCGGGCGAAAGACTTCCCACGCCTGTTTCTCTGTCGTGGCACCGGAATACACTTCCGCGCCAAACTCGTTATCACAGGCAAAACAATACAGGGCAACACCGGCAGAGATTGCTGATTTGCCGTTCTTACGGGGGATTTCGGTGTACACCTCCCGGAAGCGGCGCAACCGGGTGCCTTTATTGACCCAGCCAAACGCACAGCAGATCACAAATAGCTGCCACGGCTCCAGCGTGATGGGCATCCGTTTGAATGCCCACTCCCCCTTGGTGTGCGGCAACAGCTGAATAAATTTCGCGGCCCGTTCAGCCAGGTCCTTGTCGAAGCGGTAACGAAACGACTTACTTTTTTCCGCCATCAGGTCATCAAGATGGCGCTGGCAGGCCTGAATCACAAACTGGCAGGCAACAATCTTTCCGCGCACGACATCCCGGGCATACTGATTGGCTGCATTTACGTTGGGGTAAGATTTCCGGCTCATGATTCGATGATTTTCAGATTGTCAGAAACGGGTTAGTGGCTTTCTTCTTCCCCGCCAGGCCAATCAGACGCTGGCGGCTGCTGGGGTCGAGTCCGAGCATTGCCCCCGTGCTGCTCATCTCGGACTCCTGTTCTTTTTTGGCGGTCAGCTCCGGATTTTTGACCATGCCGCCCATTGCACCGGTGATGGTGTTGCCCTGTCTGGCAATATTTTTCACGGCACGTCGCCAGAATTCATAGGCCACACACCACCGCTCAAGTACCGCCAGGTCAGTCACGCACAGCAGGCCCTGACCGCAGAGTTCTTTGGTTGTCAGTTGCCACATGATCGTGGCGAGAGGGAGATCTTCTTCAGCGAACCACTCCGGTGGCTCAACACCTTTGATGGGCGTAAAAACAGGTTCATCTTTATTCAGGGCTCGCTTGCCGGGGTTTCCGGCCAGCGCCTTGCGCGCCGTTGGCTTGGGGCGACGCCCGGAACGCCCCGCCGTTCCAGCCATATGCGGCACTCCTGGTTAAATTTCATTTTTCGCGGGTATAAAAAAACGATGGGGCGGGCAGTCCGGAAGACGTCAGGTCACAGAGATTTGACCCGCCCCTCCCCTCAGACAGTTGAGAGTTATTATCACTTAAGCCGTTCACGGGCCGTCTTCGCCTTATGACACGGCCAGCACAGACTCTGCAGATTACTGTCGGCATCAGTGCCGCCATGTGCTTTAGGGATGATGTGGTCAACGGTTTTCGCTTCACGCGCCACACCGGCACGCAGACATAACTGACACAGGCCTTTGTCACGTTGCAGCACACGCACACGGATAACATCCCACTTAGAACCATAACCGCGCTGATGACGGGATTGTCCTGACTTGTATTGCTTCCAGCCTTCGCTTTTGTGGCTTTCGCAGTAGCCTGACGGGTCTGTCGTGGTATTACGGCAGCCGCGAACGCGGCAGGCTTTTGGAGTTCGAGGGGGCATAAATATATTCCTGTTCTTTGTCCGGACTATTTGCCTGCTGCCAGCAAAGCGTTACGGCGCATCTCGATACTTCGAATCCCCGCTTTGTCAATATTGCATTGTCCCAACGCCGAAAGCAGGCTCACATTCAGATCCAGACTGGCCCCATAGGTCAGCGGCTCGGGAATGACTGGCTGGGGAGTTTCAGTAGTCAGGCTTGCTGGCAACGGTACCGCCGGAATCGGTACGTAAACTGTTCGCGTACTTCCGCAACCGGTCAGCAGCGGCAGCAGGCACAGGACGTGAAGCACAATCATCATCCGCAACAGCCACTTTGATATCTTCCTGGGTTCTCTGTGACTCCAGTGTGATCTGCTGTTTTGCATGCTGGTTAGCCTCCAGAACTGTATTGACGATTTGCAGTGATTGCAGGACGTTATTGGTAATGACAGTTGCCGATTTGGCATTTTGTACAGCCTCATCAGCACGTTTCTTTTCGTGCTGATATTTGCTGTAGTAGTGGTTGGCAGACCAGATGAAAGAACCGATGACAGTAAAGAAGAATGCAGCGATAACCAGCTTATAGCTCAACTTCATTTACCACCCCACCAGCCTCTTTAAACCGGGAAATCAGATCACTGATTTTATGTTCATACTGACCATAACCTGCACCAGGTAACGACGCCCAGATATTGCTGCAACGATCGATAGCCTGACGGATATCACCGCGATCAATCATCGGTAAAGCGCCACGCTCCTTAATCTGCTGCAATGCCACAGCGTCCTGGCTTTTCGGAGAGAAGTCTTTCAGGCCAAGCTGCTTACGATAGGCATCCCACCAACGGGAAAGAAGCTGGTAACGTCCGGCGGCTGTTGATTTGAGTTTTGGGTTTAGCGTGACAAGTTTGCGAGGGTGATCGGAGTAATCAGTGAACAGTTCGCCACCAACAATAACATCATAACCGTGGTTACGTGTCGGTTGTCGCCCGTTATCCGTTCCTTCTGACCATGCCACCATATCCAGGAAAGCTTTACGCTGGGAATTTAGTGCCTGCATAAATTACTCCTTCGAGCTACCAAATTTGTTACCGATTACTCGCATTGCAGCCCCACGAATAGCATCGACACCGATCAGCCCCACTCCACCACCAATGGCAACAGAAAGTGATTTAGGCCATCCGACATACTCAAGAGCGGATGCAAAGGTCAGCGTCAGAGCACCACAGAGTAAAATCTCGAGCGTTTTTCGCTTCCAGCCACCACCGCCACCAAAATAGGCAATACGTAAACCAGCCATAACGATCGACATAATTACTGCGCCCAGCGGTGTGTCTCCACGCCACCAGCTCTGTAACAATTCAAGTAAGTCAGACCAGGAATGAGGATCGTTATGCATTTTTATAATTCCCACCTCCGGTTATCGGAAGTGCAACGAGTGAAGGGAAAGAAGCTGGTTATAGCGCTGAGTCGCAAAAGTTGCGTAGTGCACAAAAAAGGCCGCCTACAGGCAGCCTTTTTTTATAATTCATTGAGTTAACAACATTTAAATGCTGGTGGTATAGAAGGTTTTTCACCAGAACGACAAGCCGGACACCATGACTGAACGATATGCCTTCCGTCTCCCATATCCCTATAACCAAAGTCTATTGTTTTATAAAAAACGTGCACTCCGGCATCAGCAGAACATTTTGGGCAAGATTTATATTCAACGCCATCTTGTTCAACTTCTCGTGAATAACTTAATGACTGCTCACAAACAGAACAACGCTCCACCATATATGCTCTCCTGTTTTTGATAGAGATTTATGGGTAGCAATTCCATTCAAAAGAAACATTGAAGGGTGTCACTTTTTCAAAATGAGCGTAGCTGGCTGCCAGTTTTTTGTACAACACACTTTAAGGAAGGAGAGCCTTAAAAACACAATTGACATCAATAAAAAACCGCTCGGTGGCGGTTTCTTGAAGATTATCAACGGTAGACACACAAAACCCATCGTTAGGAGAATCCTAACCAGATTTTTTGAAAAATGCAAGAATCATGTCGCTATCTTCGGCGAAAATCATTTATCTCGTCACTTTTCTTAATTGCGCCTCAGCATATGCTTCTTCCTGCCAGCACTTTGTCACCAGTTTATCAATGACATCTGCATATCCTTTGTACCACTCATAATCCGTCAGGTCTGGTACCAGCTTCTGGACATGATGCCGCGCCAGTGTGGTTGGTAAACGGCTAAACCGGTTTCCATTGCAACGCCCACAAATCTTATAAACAGGCGTGCCATGAAGCCGGGTTCTTTTTTCATCCAGGACAATACCTTTACCCTTACACCCTCTGCACGCTGTGCTGACTTCTCCCTTACCATGGCAATGCTGACATAGTTCCTTCACCCACTCTTCCTTGACAACAGATTCCCCGCTTCTGGAGTGTTTCACCACTTCGCGCAATACATTATGAAATCCAGTACCAGCACAATGCTCACAGCGAGCCTTACTTGCCGCAGACCTGGAATAATCAGCAAAGGCAAAATTCACAAGGTAAGGGATGATCTGTAACCGGGTTTCTTCACTCAATTTATTCAATGTCGGGTTATCCAGTGCCATCGCGTAATTGAGCAGACCTTCAATCGCAAACTGAGGATCCTGAACACCAACTTTTGCCAGGAATAAGGCAAAACCCAGTGGTGCTTTCGACTGCACCATCCCCTGCGCAGCCATCACATCTGTAATTGTTAAACCACCCGAGCCTGTCGCCGGTGCGTCATCACTCAATTTTGGAGATTTTGGGGAGTAATATTTTGGTAAGGCTTCAAGGTTCATGCTCGTTCTCCACTTACGCCAGTACGCCTATTGCCAGCGCACGATCGATAAAACGAAATATCAGCTCCAGCTGGGAGCCATACTTCTCTTCAAATGCCACGGTATCCGCATGCAGCTCGTCGTGATGCTTTCTGCACAAAGGCAACACAAAGAGGTCATGCGCTTTTGTACCCATTCCACCCTGACCGTGACCTATCAGGTGGTGGGGATCATCAGCAGGCTTTCCACAACATGCACACGGCTGCGTCTTAACCCAGCGCGTGTACTTTTCATTAACCCAGCGGCGACGTTTTGGACGTAACATAAAAGACTCCGGCGACTCCGGATCCACTTTCAGCGCCAGCACCTTTTTCGCTTTATCCTGGATGATGCTGGTGGCAGGAACCGAATGTACAAGGTCACTTTCCCGGGTGGCCGCCTGCACAACAGGCTTCGGTAATCTCAGTGCCTTACGGGCTGCGCTTTCCGGTAAGGCATCCGCCAGATCATTACGAACCAGCCACCAGCACAGTTCCGGCATTGTCACAACGTGACTGTCATCAAAACCGAGATCCCGACGCACAACAGACAACACCCAGCGGGCACAGTTATCCGTTGCCATTGATTCCAGCCGTTCCGTGAACTGATCGCGCAGCTGGTTATCGCAGTGCCAGCACAGACGGATTGCGCCCGGAGCGTGTCGCATTGTGGTCATGTTCTCGCTGTGCCAGTCGGAATGAGGCCACTGGCAGCCTTTTTCACGAAGTAACCAGCTTTCAAGACATTCCACGCCACCAGCACGACGGATCACCGCCTCATTGCGGAACACAGCCCGAACGGCAGGATCATCCGCCAGTGGTTGTGATGCCGCCGGAACGGCACCACTGGCAAAAGATGAATAACGTTCCGGCTCAGGCTCCAGCAGGACACGCCCCTGCATAAACAGGGGCATCAGCTCTGAACCGGGTCTGAACAATACGATCCCCATACGCGGGGCAATCTCAGGGGTCAGTAGCGCTCTCACGGTCACCTCAATGAACGGTATCGAGCAGCTTTAACAGCTCAGGGAATCGGGATTCGAAGAAATGCGGCTGCGTCTCACGCGGATTTGCCGGACTGGTGATGTTCTTGCCGAACATGCAGCCTTTCGCCGTCAGCGACCAGAATTTTTTGATGTTATTAATCGCGGTACGGCTGTATCGTTCGCGCTGTTCGACGATCCCCAGTTTCACCATCTGGTGATATGCCTGATTAGCCGTAAGGCGGATACCATACTGTTTCAGCAGTGCACTCAGTGATAGTGTCGGGCGACTTGAGCCATCGTGTGCATCAGCAGGGGCATCAATGGCATAGCGCGGTGCCAGATTCGGTAAGCCAACAGCCTCCTGGAGTTTCTGACAGGCACCAAGCACAGATGAGTTAGACAGATTTAACTCCCGACGCATAAAGTCCAGCAGAATCACGCCAGCCTGCATCTTGTCAGCAGCCTGCCCGGATAATTTTTCCGGTGCGCTGGTTACCATATCGAAAGTACGGATCACCTTCAGATGAAATGACGGGCTGATCCACATTGCATAGGCATACACCAGTTCTTTGCAGACATACGTCCCCTGGTTATTTCCGCCACGAATAACGTTAACTGGCTCTATATTGACCGAGTTGCAAATCTGCAACTCGCTTATTAAACGTTCAGTTTGCTCATTGCGGAGCCAGAATGCAGGCTTATGCTTATCCAGAGAACCAGCAGCCCTGTGCAGATCGTTCAGGCTGTAACGCCCAAAAGCATCACGACGAACTTCAATACCATCAATGACCATCAGATTATTCATACTTCGTTTCTCCTCTCAATCAGGCGGCTGCACCCGCCGTTTTCTCGTACTTACTGATAGTGATCTCGACCTTCCCTTCCGGGATAACCGGTCCCCACTCCACCAGCATTCTTTTCACCTGACTGTCGTCTTCCCACACACCCGCGTGGGTCAGGGCGTCAAACAGCGCCTTGTTATAGTTGTCCAGATCGCGGATCCGGTTATCCGGAGGAAACAACACGATCTCCACTGAAGCAGGTGCCGACGTTGGTTTTGGCAGACGACGTAACTGCTCAACTATTGCTGCACACGCCGTGCTCTGGAATTTGCGCCCCGCCGCGCTTATCAGGCTCTTACCTGCAAACGCTCCTTTGTTGGGGTGTCGCCAGTACGTGTTCACGCTGGGCGGAAAAGGCAGGATCAGCTTCATACTTTCAGGCCCCTCTCATGTAACCAGTGGGCTGCACGCAACCTGGCGTTTTCCTCACCGGCAAGCAGTGCGCGGATAATCCCGGCCGCCTCGCTGTCGTCGTCCTTCACCGCGGTATGAAGCGTTATCCCCCGGGCCACGCCACGCTTTATCGTGATGACGCCTTTTTTCTCCAGTGCGCGAAGATGCTCCACCGCTGCATTCACCGAACGGTATCCCAGCATGGTTGCCACCTCCTGATTGGTTGGCGGGAAGCCACGTTCTTTCTGATAAGAAATCAGCATATCCAGCACCTGCTGCTGGCATTGAGTTAACGTCGTCATGCCGCCATCTCCCTGACCAGTTTTTCTGCCTGCTGGCGAACCTGCGCCAGAAAGGCCTCACCACATGCCTCAAGTTCGTCGCGCCCGATGTAGCTGATTGCCGGTCCCTTCCAGGTCTTGTCGAAAACAGCAATAGCACCAGCGAAGAAAGCTCCTGTCGGCACCTGCTTCTCATCCTTCGGGATAAACCAGGCAGGCAGTTCAAAACCAATACGCCCGCGAATAAAAGCAATATGGTCCGCATCTTCCGGCCACCACACTTCGCTGGTGGCAGCTTTGATCAGGAAAACATAGCGCCCGCCCTTATCACGCATGGCACTGGCATGTTTCATGATGTAACGCATGCCGGTGATGTATTGCCCCTCATGCTGACTGGCGCGGCTGTATGGGGGATTACCAAAGGCAGCACCTTTAAGCTCCGCAAGACGTTCTGACCAGTCATGCGCCAGCGCGTTGTCTTCCGCCGTGTAATACGCGGCACATTTGGCGTTATCACCGTCAGTGAACAGATCCAGAACAAACGGACCAAACAAGGTGTTAATTCCCCAGAAAATGTTGTCCGGCGTGCGCCACTGATCGCCCACTTCCTTCAGTTCATGGGCTGGTTTGTTCCGCAGTTCTACCAGCGCCTGGCAATATTTATTACTCATTAAGCCCCCACGTAAAAAGCATCCGCAATGTCTCCGGAAGTACAGCCCGGATGGGCTTCAATGAATTTCTGAACGTCATTTAACAGACTCATGATCACCCCCTGAATCCTGCCGGGATCTGGCTGTAGTCCACGTTGTCGTAACTGGCTTTGAAGTACGGGTCTTCACGTTTTTCTGTGTGCGTGCTGACGGACGGCGATAAGCGCAGGGAAAGCTCATCCCATTTTTCCCGCAACTTCGACGGGCTGAGCACGTTACGGCACCAGAACGGATCGCGGCTGACGCGGCTGTACATCTCGCAGATTTGTTTGTGAGTACGACCATCCTGCACACACATCAGGCGAATTTCGTTTGCCCATGCTGTCCAGTTCGGTTCTTTGGGACGAACCACCTCGCCGTCACATTCGGCAGCCTGCTCGTACAGGGCGATGATTTTTTTCCAGAGCCACTGTGCGCAGGTCAAATCATCCTGCGTCCCCCACTGGCGCTTTTTAGGGCTGAATACAACCGCATCAGGATGGCGAGTTAAAAAATCCTGTTCAGCCGTCTGCGTGTCCGGTTGCGAAGCGTCCGGACGAGAAGGTTTTTTATCTGACGGATCATGTTTTGATTTTACTGACGGATCCCCGCCAGATTCTGACGGGTGAAAACCCGCTTTTTTGCCAGATTTCGACGCATCAAATTTTGACGGGTCAGAATCTGACAGTTGAGAAAATGCCGCTGCCTGAAGCTTCGCAACGTTAAGCTGATAAACATTCGACGCATTGCGGTTACCCTGGCGACGCGCCTTACGCGTTAACCAGCCTTCTGCTTCCAGCCGTGCGATAGCCGTTCTGACGGTACTCATCCCCGCGCCAATCTGACGGGCAATGGTTTCAATTGATGGCCAGCACACACCTTCGTCATTACTGAAATCAGCCAGGCGGGCCATAATTGCCACGCTGGATAACTTCATGCCTGATGCAGCGCAACCATCCCATACATAGCCGGTTAATTTAGTGCTCATGACCGACCTCTATTTCCCTGAATTTACGACGAAACTGTTCGAGCGGACTGAAGCATTCATGCTCATAACCTTCGCGGAGGTAGATAACCCGTTGTGTTTCCGGCTCCCAACGAATGACTCTGACGGGCACTCCGTAGTGATCTTTGAACCAGCGGTTAACTTGTCGCAAAGGACTGTCTCCTTCTGCCGGTTGAAATCACCCACAGCCCACTCTGCAAAGCTGTGGGTTACAATTTCCCTGTCACCTGGTACATTCACTGCATAGCAATATTCCACCTTCGCTTTTCCACCCGGTACAGGAAGCGCAATCAGTTGCGAGCGACGGTAGTGTGTTGTTAAACTGTTCATGCGTTAGTTTCTCCACAACCAGAAGCAATCGACGCCACGACGCCCGGAGCTGCACACTCGCGGGCGTCATTACTTTCTGAAATGCAAAAAATTTTGTAGACAAGTGCTGCATGCTCCTGCAGCTTCGAAATTGAGAGATACAGCTCGTCGTTAATTGCTGTCTTCTCATGCGGTTCCACCACACCGTCTTCGATTGCCGAACGAATCTGTTTGGAATAACTGCCAATCTGTTCAATGACTTCCAGCAGGCGCTGGTTAATATCGGCGTTATCCACATCCTCGACGTCAGGAAGAGACACAAAGACGCCATTTGCAGACTGCGCCACAGCGTCAGCAATGAAGTGAGTGCCACCAGCACGTTGTAAAATCATCGCCCATCCCAGCGGGAAAATTTGATCGCCATCGGCACGAAGGCGGTTAAATAATGCGTTCTCTGTTACATCCAGCCAGTCAGCTGCTTCAGCGTAACCCCCCGGCAACGCTGCGATAGTTTTTCTGACAGCTTTCACGTACCACTTAGGCTGTTTTTCTACTTTCCAGTGATGCTTACCCACGGCTATCTCCTTAAAACTGTGGTTACTTTTCATCTGATGAATCTTTAATCTTTTGAAAAATATCTGGACGTAATTTTTCTTTTGATATGCCAGTGGTCTTTTCAATGAATATCGAGAGCTTTGCAGGGGGACGCTTTTCTCTGTTCAACCAGTTCCAGACATGTTGTTGCTTTACTAAATGACCGCTGCTGGCTGTGAGCTTCCGAGCCAATTCTGATTGACCACCAGCCAGAGCGATTGCCTCCGATAAGGCTAATTGCTCAGGTGTCATAGCTTTCTCCTTTTTTGGTAGTTAAGTTGTTACGAGTTGCAAGAATACAACATTAACAACTTTTATCACAACTTTTAGGTGTTGGAAAGCTAAAACATAAAGTTGTAACCTCATCAAAAAAGAGAGGGATATGTTGTGAAAACACTGGCAGAACGATTAAAGATAGGTAGAGAGAAAGCTGGCATGAGCCAAGCTCAACTAGCTGAAAAAATTGGACTTTCACAACAATCTGTAGCCAAAATAGAGAATGGCGAAACTCTACAACCGCGCAAAATTAAAGAAATTGCAAAAGTTTTAGGTGTATCACAAAAGTGGTTACAACTTGGTATTGAAGACAACGCATCCATACCTGATCTTGTTGTAAAAGAAGCAGAAAGCACCGCATTAGACCCCGATATTTTCGTAAACATTCCTGTTTTAGATGTCGAGTTATCGGCAGGTAACGGATGTCTGGCTGAAATAGTTGAATCAGCTATTGACTGGTTTCCGTTAAGAAGAGCAGATTTGAGAAAATCTGGCGTATGTGCATCTAATGCCAAGATCGTAAAAATATGGGGGAACAGTTTATTACCGGTTCTCAATAATGGAGATCTTGTTGCCGTTGATATTTCTCAAACCGTTCCTATTCGTGATGGCGATCTTTATGCCGTACGAGATGGTGTATTGCTAAGGGTTAAAATACTTATCAACTTACCTGACGGTGGCTTGATTCTTAGAAGCTTCAACAAAGATGAGTACCCAGATGAAATACTTACCTTTGAAGATAGACGAGCCAGAATTCATGTTATAGGTAGGGTATTCTGGTCATCGCGAACTTGGTAATGCATCGAAAAGCATTTCTTCAGAAATAATTTTAAGTTTTGCACCATTATCATCTCTATAAGATATAGCCTTTTCGATCTTCCTTCCGTGACTAGAGAATTTCCAATCACGGGAGGAAAGCGTCCCAATTACTAAAAAATCCAACTGTTGAGTAATTCCACTACTGATGTTCCCACCAGCATTTTTAATCAAATTTTCAACTACGGCTCTCTTTCCTGCAACAAAAGTGCCTGTAAGACAATAGGTTTTACCCTCTAACTCTATCGAAGCCTCTACATCAATAGGCAGCCTGGTCGCCAAACCATCCACCACCCCACTTTCCAAGTCACATCCTGTGAAGTCTACTAATGCCTTATGTAGAGTTAAACTCTCATCTTCAGTAATAACACCATCTTTAAGAATTTCCTTTACAAGTGCATAAAGTTTTTTTCCTGGGTAGTTGTTCTTCAAAGCTCCATTTTGCTCAAGCCACCAATTAAGATATCTTATTTCTTCTTGAGTTAAGTTCCGATCAGCAATTAATCCTTTACATAGTCCATTAAGTAAATGGACATCTACATCCTTGGAGTAAAAATCAATTTCAGGGATATCAAGAATTTCCCTCTGTATTTGGAGAAGGCTATTTTTAAGGTCATCACGTTCTTCTGATGTGATTATTCCATCCGCAAGAATATCCGACACCCGTGCAGATAGACTTTTTATAACTCCATTATTGATAATCTGCTTTGCTTCAAGTAACCATGTATCTAAGTAAAGAACCTCCTCTTCACGGACAACTCCATCTGCAATGATTCCATCAATGATGCTAATCAAGTTAGCAAATAACTTGTCCCGGTTCTGTGTGTAATTAAAAGCGTAAAGCGCGTCTTCCATACAACCTCCTTTTTTTGATAATCCTTGCACTCCTTGGCCACTCGTTCAAACCACATAAAGTTGTTGACAACATTCAAAACCACAACTAAATTACAACTTAAAGGTGTTAAAACAACGAACAGGCAGGACGCCCACGAAGTAGCCCGCCTGGTACGTACGAAGACCGGGATGATTCGTTAGCGGATGATTTCAGTGGAGAGAATAGATGAATGAGCAGAATTTGAAGCATGTGATCGCATTGTTGCTGGAAGACGCTAAACGTTTGCAGCAGATAGAGCCAAATGCAGGCACTGAGGCCCGTATTTTGTTAGCAAAACAGGCATTAAAGACTTGCGGGGCGCAAGACCCTGATCGAACCAAGTTCATGAATTTCATGGCTAACACGATCACCCCCCTGCCATGCAATGGAGAGAGGGTGAGCCGTGTTTATCACGACACAATGGTTAAGGCATTAAGAATCGAGCTTGATGGGCTTAGGCGTAAGATCGTGATGAACAAAATCGTTGCCAACTAAGGAAGCAGACGGAAGTAAGCATGCGCTTTGTTCAAATTTGCAGACAAATATATTTGCGTCAACACCAGCACTGTTAGCAATGGAAAAAGTTTGATCAAGGATTTGTTGGCAGTTCATTGTGCTTTTGAGGATATATCCCTCTGGAATCAGTCTGCAGCAGCTATCGTCAGACTCTTTGATTGTTTTCTGGTACAGAAAGTTAAGCATTAATTCTTCAAATTTTTTGGTCTGTTCGGCTGTTGCTTCAAACAGACGAACGTGAACATAAAACTGGTTCATTAGGTTTCCTTGCTGGCTGTGTGAGAACTCCAGCATACCACCGAGCCTGAAGTGGTGAAAAGACAGGCAATAGTTTCATTGCTGTGTGTAGTCTTGGAGGTACCAGCTTGTACCCTTGCTTCCGGCTGGTACCGTCCTTTTTACAAAACAGAGAAGAGCATCACCGGACGACGAGCTCATAACCCAATCCATCCGGGCGGCTGCCACCGCAGGTGTTCTTCTCTGTTTTGTGGAGAAACTAACCGCCCCTACGGGGGCATTCATGGAAATGTAATTGACTCAATAATCGCCGGACGGTGAGGGCTTTCTTTTACCCGAATTCAGCGCGGTGCAGCGCATATACGTGGAGAACAAAATGTCATTTATTAAAACTTTTTCCGGGAAGCATTTTTATTATGACAGGATAAATAAAGACAACATCGATATTAACGATATCGCGGTTTCCCTTTCAAATATCTGTCGCTTTGCCGGTCATCTTTCACACTTCTACAGCGTCGCCCAACATGCGGTGCTTTGCAGCCAGCTGGTGCCGCAGGAATTTGCTTTTGAAGCGTTAATGCATGATGCAACAGAAGCGTATTGCCAGGACATCCCCGCGCCACTGAAACGCCTTCTTCCTGACTATAAACGGATGGAAGAAAAAATAGACGCCGTAATCCGTGAGAAATACGGGTTGCCCCCGGTTATGAGTACGCCCGTGAAATATGCCGATCTCATCATGCTGGCAACCGAACGCCGTGATCTCGGGCTTGATGATGGCTCTTTCTGGCCTGTACTGGAAGGCATCCCGGCAACAGAGATGTTCAACGTGATTCCACTGGCACCGGGCCATGCCTACGGGATGTTTATGGAACGCTTCAACGAGTTATCGGAATTACGCAAATGTGCATAACTCATGTAGTTAGTTTTTCTGGCGGGAGAACATCTGCATATCTTGTTCACCTGATGGAAGAACAAAGAAAGGCTGGCAATAACGTCTGCTACATCTTTATGGATACCGGTTGCGAACATCCGCTGACATACCGCTTTATTCGGGAGGTTGTGAAGTTCTGGGGCATATCGCTAACTGTGTTGCAGGTCGATATAAATCCAGAGCTTGGGCAGCCAAATGGTTATACGGAATGGGAACCAAAGGATATTCAGACACGAATGCCGGTGCTTAAACCGTTTATGGACATGGTAAAAAAATATGGCACGCCATACATCGGCGGCGCGTTCTGCACTGACAGATTAAAACTCACCCCCTTCACAAAATACTGCGATGACCATTTCGGACGAGGGAATTACATCACATGGCTGGGTATTCGTGCAGACGAACCTCGTAGGCTGAAACCGAAATCGGGCGTCCGGTATCTTGCCGAGCTATCTGATTTTGATAAGTCGGATGTTATCCGGTGGTGGCATAAACAACCTTTTGATTTGCAAACCCCGGAGCACCTCGGGAACTGTGTTTTCTGCATCAAAAAGTCCACGCAAAAGCTGGGGCTTGCATGTAAAGACGAACCTGGTCTGATGCGAGTTTTTAATGAGCTGGTTACAGGTAAACACGTCCGGGATGGTCACCGAAAGACAAATAAAGACGTTATGTACCGTGGTCATCTGAGCCTTGACGGGATTGCCAGAATGTATGCCGACAGCGACTACAGAAATTTGTATCAGGCGATGGTGCAAGCCAGGCAATTCGATACCGGCTCGTGTTCAGAGTCATGTGAAATCTGGGGTGATCAATTGGAGTTGAAATTCGAAGAGGTGGTGGCATGACAACCAAAATTAACTATCAGGCACTGCGTGAGGCGGCAGAAGCAATAAAAATAGTAGCCACACCACAAAAATTGCTGGCATTTCGTATGAAAGTCACACCGCAGGTTGTGCTGGCGCTGCTGGATGAGCTGGAAGCAGCAGAGAAGCGAAACGCTGAATTACAAAGCGAGAATGCATACATCCGCAACCGGTACAAAGAACTGGACCTATTAATCGGGAAAAACATTCTGGTCATGCAGGCTGCCATTATCGAATGGCAGGCAACTGGCGACGCTAAGAGCGGACTGGCATGGATTTATAACACACTGTTTGGCCCTGGCGAATTACCGGACGAATCTGAGAAAGATGCTCAGGCCTACTTTAATCGCAAATATGCACCGATTGACGAAAAGCTTATGGCGCTTCACAAGTGGTTTTGGGAACAAAGTGAAGCCGAGCGCGCCGCTGGCATTCGCATCAAAGGAGAGTGATATTGCAACTTTGCAGGAATTAATCGACCTGACGCCAGAACAGGAAAAAGCGTGGAATCGCCTTGTAAAGGCTGTAAAGGATTTCAGGGCAGCCGGAGGAAAGTTTTATAGCGTCCTGGACACGCTGAGCGCATACAACGGCGAGCACGTTGCCAGCATTGATAACGATAAGGGCTACCACACTGCAAGCGTCTATATGCCTAGCATTGATGCGCCAGGGCTAACCAGTTGGGCTGATGATTGGCACGGCATCACGCTGAAAGATGGGGTTGAAGTGGATGAGGACTAACACATGACTACTTTTACCGACAAAGAACTGATTAAAGAAATCAAAGAGCGCATAGGCAGCCTGGACGTTCGAGACAATATTGAGCGCCGGGCTTATGAAATAGCGTTAGCCTCGCTGGAAGCAGAACCGGTGGCCTGGCTGCATTCAGACAACGGCTTAGGTATTCCGGCAATAACCCGGAGTAAAAACATTGCTGACAGTTGGTTATCGAATGGCTGGTATGTTCAGCCGCTATATATAGCCCAGCCAGTACCGGTAATTCCTGATGAGGTGTTGTCCGCAATCCGGGAGGTTGCCAGGATTCGCGCCGATTTCGATGATTTTGACGGTGACAGGCGAGGTATCGGTGATTGTCTGGATGAGGCCGAGCAAGAGCTTATCGTTACCATTAACAAATATGCCAGTCAGTTGGCAGTAGAGCCGGTAGTGCCTGCTGTTCTGGAACGTTTGCGAACCATTGTAGCGGACCCACGCGCATTACCTCGCAGAAAAGAATGGGTTAGTGGGCAGCAGTACAGTTACGTACTTCTCGAAAACGTAGAAGCTATGGTTGATGAAGCCTGCCACGCTGCCATGCTTCAGGGTAGCCAACCTGTAAGCCAAACTTACAACTTGCCAGAATTAATCGAAGGCATGGAAGTTTCCATTGATGTAAGCACTTGTGATGCTGATTTAGGTAATCGCTATTTCGGCACCGTCACCGAGGCGTTAGAACTTGATACAGCCAAGAATGGTTACATCCTCCTGGTTCAGGACGCAGAGCCAAACTTCGATGTAAATGGCAACTCTCCGGGAACTCCGGATAGTTGGATAAGCTGTAGTGATCGAATGCCTGAAAAGGGCCAGAACGTGCTTATTTCGGTGAATTTCGATAGCTCTCTGGTTGAACCGCTAATATGCTCCGCACGCTATACCGGAAGCACCTTTCGGCGCGGAGATGCAACGATTAAGCCGGGTAATGGTATTGAGCAAGCAACTCACTGGATGCCGCTAACCGCCGCAGGAGGTGAAGTGATGAACAACTTAATGATCGACCTTGAGACGATGGGGAAAAATAAGGATGCACCGATCGTTTCCATTGGCGCGGTGTTCTTCACTCCAGAAACCGGAGACATCGGACAAGAATTCTATACGGTTGTTAGCCTGGAAAGTGCTATGGGGCAAGGAGCTACACCTGACGGCGATACCATCCTGTGGTGGTTGAAACAAAGCCCTGAAGCACGAGCTGCAATCTGTATTGATGATACTTTGTCGATCAGCGATGCTCTCTCAGAACTAAATCATTTCATTAACCGGCACGCAGCCAATACGAAATATTTAAAAGTCTGGGGTAACGGGGCCACCTTCGACAACGTAATTTTACGTGGAGCTTATGAGCGAGCAGGACAAATCTGCCCGTGGGCATACTGGAATGACCACGATGTACGCACGATCGTTACGCTTGGGCGTTCCATCGGATTCGACCCCAAAATGGACATCCCTTTCGATGGCGAACGGCACAACGCCCTAGCCGATGCCCGTCATCAGGCAAAATATGTTTCCGCTATCTGGCAGAAATTAATTCCTGCCACCAGCACAGAATTATGATTTTCCCGGGTGCAGCCGGTTTTGATGGAGAAAATTATGAATACCTTGTTTTTACTGATGGCTGAATTCAATACCCCTAACATTGAACTCTCAGCAGTTAGCCAAAAGTACTTTGGCATGAGTCCAGCCACGGCAGAAGCAAAAGCAAACGCTTGTAAGTTGCCCGTTCCAACATATCGCATCGGCACATCACAAAAAGCAAAACGTTGCATCAATATTCAGGATCTTGCGGAATACATAGACAAAAGGCGAGAAGAAGGGCGTGCTGAGTGGGAAAGGGTCAGAACCCATAAACAAAGGCTCATTTAA